TATGATGCGGTAAATGCGTTGAATGATGCGGTGGTAACAAATGAACCTGTATTAATGCTAGGGCCAGTGCCGCCTCCATTAAGTGCAAATGATGCAGTTAACGCATAACTGGAAGAAATATTATATAATGAACTGGTTTGTAATTGTCCGGGTTTAAATTGCCTCATTATTGCCATCTCCCATTTACTACTACAACATCCGTAACATCAACGCTATATCCTAACGTTGCCGTATCAAATATGATTGTTTGCGACGAACTTAAAGATGGCGTCCAAGTATATGCAATTTTGTCTATGTATTGTCCGTTAATGTACACGTTAAATTCATTTTTAGTTGCAGCTGTTTCTGTTACTGGATTATATGCAGCTGCGCCATTAATAATTACCGTAGTCGCAGATAAATAGGTTGCAATTTTGTCCGATAAATTTGTTAAATATGCCATTGTTGCTGCATTTATAGTAGCGCCGCCAGATGTCTGTACGGTAGCACCACTAAATATTTGTTGCGATACTTGAAGCAATGCAATGGGAACTGTAGTTGTACTAAATATATCAGAATCAATATCTACTACGGTATCAAATGTTAATTTTTTAATTGAATACATTTTTTTCAAAGTAGATATCCGTGCTTCTTGTTCGGATAACAACGTAGCTTGTACTGTTAATGGAATTGTGGCACGTACTAAACGATCTTCGCCAACGGTATTTACAGTTTCAAATGATACGGAACCAATTGCTGTTTCAAAACGATTACCTTCATTTCCCCATAAAAATCTACCATATGGTAAAATTTGATCTACTAAATCATTCATTTGTATGGAAAAATCACACCATAACATTAAATCATATTCTACCGTAACATATTTTGGAATGTCAATGACATATATAATTTCAGATTGTTGTGGTTGATTGGTTGGTAAAGGAAATAATTCATCTTCATAACGATTTTTAGAATTGTATTTAGATTTAGATACCAATCGGTTTCCTAGTTGAGAATATCCAGATTCTCGATTTACGTCCAAAGTTTTATAATTATCTCGTTCAACCGCACTATTACGTTTCAACATGATTAACGGAGATTGAAGCATACCTTTTTCGTCTCGAATATATCCTAAACGACGTACGTTGTCCCATTTTTCGCCATTAGAAAAAATTACTGGTACTGGTATTTTTTCTTGGTTTGCCGTTACTTGTGGTTGTATTTCGTTGTCCATGTACCATTTAATTGCAAAATCTACATCATATAATGTTCGTTTTGGACTACGTAATACGTCATCATCTCGTCGAGTTTGATATGCGCGATTTAACAGCAAGTCATCGCTTATCCCTTCCGTGCGTGACGGATTTGGTTTATTGGTTTTGCGATCTATGTTTTGTCTGTTAAATTTAGGCATAATTATCCTTTATATGCAAAATTATTGTTTCCACCTCTTCTTAAATTTTTAATTCCTTGTGGAGTTTGTCTTGTAGCGTGTGCATCACACAATATTGATACGCTGTATCCATGATCTGAACCATTAGGCCATGTATCCGGATTTTTTCCTACAAAATATTGATTTGCATCTACATTATCAAGTTCATAATATTCATTATCCCAAAATATAATATCACCAACTTCGGGATAAAATCCGGCTTTTTCTAAAATATCTCTAGAAATACCAAATTGTGCGGTACGAGTATAGCTATGGCCATAATCATCCATATTTGAAGTTTTATTTTCTTTTGTTATTAAACACGGAATTAAAATGGAATCATAATACGTTTTAGAATCAGATTCGCCATAAATATTAGTTTGACTCGATTCTACTATCAATTTAAAAAATTCAATTTCCGTATCTACAATTGCATTTAAAAGTTCTGCATTAATAGAAGCTAAAAATTTAGCATCTCGCATTCCACCAAATAGTGCCATATCTTACTCCTATCCAACATATATTTTTAATGGAACTTTGCCTAATATCTCACTCATTTGTGTTGCTTCCGCATTTTGACGAGTAAGCATAGCTTCTTTTGTTAATTTATCTAAAAATTCTTTAAGTTGCGTTATCAATGCTTCTTTTTCGCTTTGTCCTTGCGATACCAATTCAGATCCGTTAAGTGTTACTTCGGAATTTGGAATCGGTATTGATGAATATTTACCACGTACATACCCTAACATTTCTTTTACTAATGCCAAAGCATATTTGAATATCCAAGAACGGGCCATATCATTAATACTGCCGTACTGTTGATACGTATATGGTATATTAGATGCGTCACTTACAACTCCTTTTAAAAGTGCTGTATTACCAAATAAGATAGCCTGTTTACTTTTTTCTTCTTCAAATAAGTAATCAACCCAAACTTTACTATAAAAAATTGAAGATGCAGATGATCCAGTACCAGCTGTCGGTATTGGCCACAATGTTATATCATCTCCATGTATTTCAAATGTATAATGAGATTTACGTACTTGATCGTTAAATTCAATTGCTTGTAATCTTAATAAATCTGCATGCACTGGCATCATCATGAAACTAATTGATGGAGAAAACCCACCAAAATTAAATGAATCTAATAATTGCTGAGAGCCTAATCCCGTACCAACAAATGGGTCAAAATATCTTACGATTGCTGGCGGCGGATTGTGCATTACTCTGCGGATTTCAATTGAACTGGTATTAGATAAAGATTTTCCTTCTGTGGCTAATGATGCGGAAACTGCTTGTCGTATACTATATGTTTGTACGCCTGGTTGTACATTGATTACAGCTTTACGCCATTTTACATCGCCTCCACTGTCAGCTTCCGATCCGTATGCTTTTGATAATTTTGTAATATATCCTAATGATTGTCCTACATTAGCTCCAGTTAATGTTCCACCCGTTAAATAGCTAGAACCGGTTTGTACACCCAATGTATTTATCAAATTGTTGACAATATTAATTTGGTTGACTTGATTTGAATATTCAATAGTCGCTGCTTCTAATGCTGTATAAAAATTTATATCCAACAATTCAACATCCATTATAGGATATCCTAAATGTTGTGCGGCATATACTGCAAATTTATCTGCATGTTGTTGAAAAAGTGTATCAGTATCAAAGAAACCAAAAGGAGTTGAACCTGTTGTAAATGAAGATGATCCGGGCCAAATTGGTTTGTTTACACTATAATCGGCCATTATTCATCTCCTTTGTATTTGCAATTATTAAAATGATATCTATTCATATTTCCTTTAGATTTAGAACGTAATAAACAATAAGGACATTCGATATCTGGTTTATTTTTTGCAGCTAACTTCATTTTTTGTTTAGTAGCAATCGAATGTTTATGACCTGTTAAAGTTTTACTTATTTTATTTTTAGTTTCAATACTATGTGTTTTGCCCCACATTGGGTGCATTTCTCCAGTTAATATCGATTCGCTTAATTTTTTTCTACCTCGTAAAGGACTTACACCATTTTTATAAATTATTTTTTTTCCAAGTTTTTTTTCAGATTCTAAACGTTTACGTTCTGCAGTCCATGATTTTTTTAAATTTAATTTATGTTTTTCACTTTTTGGCTGTCTTGCTAAATAAATATAATTCATTCGTGCTTCTGTATATTCTCTAGATGATACGGAATAAGATCTTATTTGTTTTGAATTATTTAAATTTATCATTGCCCATAAAGCATAACGTAATTTATCATTATCTGTATAAATTTCGCAAAGAAGTTTATGTGCTACAAAATGTTCACGAGCTGTTAATAATACTAAATTAGTTAAATCATTTGTGCCACCTAAACATTTAGGAACGATATGATGTGATTCGAAATATATATCGCAACCTTTTTTACGAGATTCCAATTGAGCTCGATTAATAAGTTGCATATATATTTTTTCGTAATTCACTTTCTTATCCTTTTAAATATAAATATCAGTATTTTTCATTTAGTAGATTTAAAATTTCTTCTAAAGCTTCATGTCGATGATTATCAGTTAAAATAATTTCATTGACCCATTTTGAAGGTTTTAATTTAGGTACTTCGTGTACTGCCGAATCGTTGTTAAATTTCAAATCTATTTGGTATCGGTCTCCCGTTAATATCATAATGCTATCTTTTCCTAGCCTAGTCAATACCATTTGCAACTGTTGTTTTGTTAAGTTTTGAAACTCGTCTACTATACAAATTGCATTATCAAAAGTTCGACCTCTAAAATGTGCTAAAGAAACTAATTCTATATTTTCTTCACGTTCCATTTTATCAAGTATTTCTGGTTTATTGTAAACTTTTCGCATATTGCTACGTAATGGAACTAACCATGGATCCATTTTTTCTGCTAAAGATCCAGGTAAAAATCCGTTATCTTCATTTGATACCGTAGGACGAGTTATTATAATTTTATTTATTTTTCGTTTAAAAAACATGTCCAATGCAATTTGAACTGCTAACAATGTTTTACCAGAGCCTGCTTTTCCTAAAATAAAATTAAATGGTGTTTCAATTATTTTTGCTTTTGCCGTTTTTTGTTCTTCCGACAACGTTATTGTAAATTTAATATCAGTTTTCGGTGGAGTTTTTTCTTTGTTAGTTGTAGCCATAATAACCTTTTTGTAACGTTTATTAAAATAATTTTGTAAGCGTAGTTTCTCTTAAAGTCATATCTTTAAGTGTTTCAATTTTACCTAAACAAGCCTGTCGTATTGCTTTAAATGTATCTTTAGGAGCGTGAGGAGTCATAACTTTAATAGTTATTAATTCTTTATCCGGACCTAAATCTTGTTCGATATGCACCATTAATACTAAACTTATTGCACGGATTCTATCTAATACATCTATCAAGCGACCTTCGTATCGAATTATAACTTGCATAGAATATTTGTTATGTGGTACTGCCATATTATTTCTTTTATATAAATATCGTACAGTAAAAAAGGGTGACCGAAGCCACCCCTTTTAATTCTTTAAATCGTTAAACGGTTAATGAATTATAATCAATTAACTACTAAAGAATGTTTAATCCATGAACATATACTTTTCCGTAGAATTCTGGACGAACTACTTTCTTCGCGTAACGTGTCATAACACCTTTACGTGGAGTGAAGTTAACTGGATCGTATACTAATGGAGTCATGATAAGTGGAATGTATGGACTAAATACAGCACCTGTTTCAAGGAACTGGCTTCCGCGGAATCCCATAAGGATTACATTCTCTAACATGTATGGATTTTTATAAACTGTGTATCTGTTATTGATTGAACCAATTTTTTGTACGCCAGCTGCAAATTCCATCTTAGTACCATCTGTGTCAGCAGCAAATCCCGGGATAGACTCAAGGATAGTTGCAACTGCAGGAGAAGTTACAAGGAAGTTAGCACCACCTCTCAAAGTTTTTTGGTGAATCTTATTACTTACTTTTTGAAGTTTAGTACCAAGTGTTTGGAACCATCCTCCTTGAGTGTTATAGAATCCATCACCACCTGCAGTAGCTGAACCAGCTGCTGATTGGCTAAATCCTGTACCATTCCAGAAGTTGTTATTTAATACTGACCAATACTCTGTTGTTGG